GAGTGAAATGGAGCTGGCCGCTGTCAAGCGACTGGTTAGCGCCGTGGAAACGATGGCGGATTCTCAAGAGGCTATGGTGAAATTATTGCTAGAGATTACTGAAGCTGTAAGGAAAGCAGAGCGTGGCTAAATCTAAAGCGCCCGCGCTCACTATCCGCAGCAAGGTTGATAAGCCCAAAGACAATGAGGATGCTTTTGACTATCTAAGGAAGCTGGAGCGACTGCGTGCGCTCAAGCTCGCGCGGGACGACATACTGGCGTTTGCTCAACTAATGATGCCTAGCCTGGATGATCCTCTTGATGTAAACCGCAGCCAGTACCAAGCGGCGGCGCACCACAAGTTAATGGCCGAGGGTATTCACAAGCAGGTAAAAGGCCACAAGCCGCGCTGGATCGTGACTATGCCACCCCGACACGGCAAGACTCAGTTGGTGACGAAATTCTATGCCGCGTGGCGCATTGGTCGGTATCCGGATGAGTCAAACGTAGTTGCAACGTATAACTCAGAGCTGGCGGGTGACTTTGGCCGAGAGGTTCGGGCGATGGTCCAGTCTGAAACCTTTATGTCGATATTTCCCGAGGTCAAGCTGCGTAAGGGTTCAGCGGCGGCAGATCGCTTGGTAACAGAGCAGAACGGCACAACGGTATTCGTGGGTCGGGGCCAAGCGCTCTCAGGTCGTGGTGCGCACTGCCTTATTTGTGACGACCTAGTAAAAGACGCCAGTGAGGCTGACTCCCCTACTGTTCGGGAGAAAATGTGGCAATGGTTTACACAGGTCGCTATGACGCGCTTGATGAGCAGCGTGGGGACCAGTGTGATGCTGACTTTCACGCGCTGGCACGAAGATGACATTATCGGGCGGCTAACCAATCCGGATAACCCCTGCTATGACCCCGACATTGCGCGGCAGTGGGAGATTACTAATTGCCCGTTTTTTGCGGAAGATGATGACCCGCTTGGTAGAAAGGTGGGAGAGCTATTGTGGCCGGAGCGGTTTGATAAGGAGTTTGGAGAGACGCAGCAGCGATTAAACCCGCGCGCGTTCCAAGCGCTGTATCAGCAAAACCCCTCGGCTCAAGAAGGCAACTACTTCAAGAAGTCATGGCTGCATACGTTTGAAGATGCCCCGAAAAAAGAAGAGCTGAATATTTTTGCGGCGTCAGATCATGCGGTGGCGACGGGCGAGACGAACGATAAAACGGCAATGGTCATTGCTGGGGTAGATAAGCACGGTCAGATATATGTACTTGATTGCATCTGGGGTCGGTTTGATGCCGCGCAACAAGTCGAGAAGATGATAGAGCTGATGAAGAAGTGGGAGCCGCGAATCTGGTGGGCTGAGAAACAGCACATGGGACAGGCTTTGGGTCCATTTCTCCGCAAGCGCAAACTAGAGGAAGGTGTGAGCTGTGTGATCGAAGAGGTCCACGCCAGCAAGGATAAAGAGGCAAGAGCGCGCTCACTGCAGGGAATGATGGCAGATAACCGCGTATTCTTTCCTTATAGGTGCTGGTGGCGCATGGCCGCTGAAGATGAGATTTTGAAGTTTCCGCGATCAACGTATGACGATTTTGTTGATGCGCTGTCATGGCTGGGAATGAAGATACAGCAGCTCTATGCAGTACGAGAGCCAAAAAAACTGGATGCGCCTGCCCCACGGACGTTAGAGTGGATCAAGCGAGAGTCTAAACACCAACGGCGCATGGGCGATATGAAAAGAATTAGGGGTGGCTGGTAATGGAAGGTTATGTAAAGGCCGAGAATATTGAGCCTAGCGAGTCAGAGCGGGCATTTTGCAAAGAGCTGCAGAACCGGATTAAGCAGGCAAAGCAGCATTACAAAGAGCCGTTTAAGGTCATGGTCGAAGATATGGATATGGCGTTTAGCGGCTCGACAGATGACTGGGATGACGGTGCGTATGTTGTCAATGTCACGCAGCGCTTTGTAAGGCAGAAGACTGCCAGCTTGTACGCTAAGAACCCGCGCGCGACGGCAAAGCGTAAGCTGCGCATGAATTACACGGTCTGGGATGGCAGCGCCTCATCATTGCAGGCTGCGCAGGAACAGATGGCGATGGCTGGCGAGGCTGGATTGCCACCACCTCCAGAAGCGCAGGCATTACTGGCTGACGTTCAGAACGGGCAGCAGCAAGAGCAAATGCTGCGTCGGATGGGTGAAACGCTAGAGATTTGCTACAACTATTACACCAATGAGCAGATTCCTAGCTTCAAGGCCCAAATGAAGCAATGTGTACGATCTGCGGTCCAGACTGGGGTTGGCTATATAAAGCTGGGCTTCCAGCGTGAAATGGAGATACGGCCAGAGTCAAAGGCCAAGATCGCAGATACAGCAAGTCGATTGGCGCACATTGAGCGGTTGATGGCTGATGTAAAGGAAGGCACTGATGTTACTGATGTGTCGGCAGAGAAGGCAGAGCTTGAGCTTGCACTGGGCCAGCTGCAGAAAGAAGGCCAGATTATCGCGCGCGAGGGACTGGTATTTGACTTCCCCTCCCCCACCAGCGTTATTCCGGACCCGCGTTGTCATAGCTTGAAAGGTTGGCTGGGCGCAGACTGGCTGGCTGAAGAAATCTTTATGACCAAGCAAGAGATTAAGGAGATTTTTCAAGTTGACCTTTCTCTTGACTCCGGAGGGTCCGACGAAAGTGGGGTGAAGTTGTACACCCATACTGACGATGCCCACCAAATGAACCCCCGTAACGATCTGAAAAAGAAAGATTGCGACGAGCTGGTATGCGTTTGGGTGATGTGGGACAAGCTGACTGGGCTGAAGTACACGCTGGCTGAGGGGTTCAAAACCTTCCTTGAGCCTCCGGAGCAGCCCGATGTTGTGCTGGAGAGGTTCTTTCCTGTCTATGCCTTCTCATACGGCGAGCTTACACACCCGTCACGGCTTTTCCCGCCCTCTGATGTACGTCTGATGCGGGACGCTCAAATGGAGCTGAACAGAGCTAAGGAAGCGCTTAGAGAGCATCGTATTGCTAACCGTCCAGGGTATGTGGTGCCTAGGGGTTCAGTGTCAGAGGATGATAAGGATTTGTTGGCATACCACCCTGCTAGTGCTGTGTTTGAGTTAGATGGATTGCTCCCAGGCCAGAAGCTCCAAGATATGATGCAAGCACTCCCAAAGATGGGTGTGGACCCGAATCTTTACGAAACATCGACCACCATGCAGGACATTTACATGGCGGTTGGCTACAACGAGTCGAGCATGGGGGCCACCAGTAATTCCACGGCTACAGAGTCGGCTATTGCTGAATCCAGTCGTTCGGCGGCGCTAGAAGCTGAGATGGATGAGTTAAATGACGTGCTTACTGAGATAGCGCGTGATGCAGGTCAAGTTATGTTGGCCGAGCTGGACATAGATACCGTCAAGGAGATTGCCGGAGAAGGTGCTATTTGGCCTCAAATGTCACGGTTAGACATTCAAAAAGAGGTCTATCTCGACATTGTTGCTGGCTCTAACGGAAGACCTAACAAGGCGCAGCGTCAACAGGCGCTCCAAATGCTAATGCCTTTCTTGCTGCAGATGCCCTATATCAATCCCGAGTGGCTAGGCCGTCTGATGGTTGAGGCGGTGGACGACACCATTGACCTCAATGAAGCCATTGCCGCGAACATGCCCAGCATTATGGCGCAGAACAATCAGGCGCAAGTTTCTATGGGTGAAAACGACCCGAATGCCCAAGGTGGTCAAGGGGCTATGAATGCGGAGATGCCGCAGCAAGCTAACGGGGCCACGCAGGGCGTGCAGTCCAGACGGCGAATGCAAGGGCTACCACAGTGACGGACGAGAAAAAGCCGATTGGCTGGCGCATGAAGGAATTTGAAGAGGCGTGTCGGTCACTACCCGAAGACGGTTGGTATACCAGCAACTATATATGGAAAGCGCGACTTAGAAAGATGGGGTGGAGGTACGGATTAGCCAGACGTTACTGCACCTACCACCGCGAGAACGGGAAGCTGCAGTACCGGATTTATGATGATGTTTGTCGAAAGAATCCGTCTGTCCCTGTTTATGCACATAGATGGCGACAATGTATTGACTAAAGTATGTCAACCTTTGCATACTCTCAACTACACAACTAGGACGTAAAAATGGAAGACACAGATTTACATTCCGAATCGTCAACGGATGAAGTGCAAGGTGAATTGATTGAGGACTCACCTCCCTCAGACGTATCTGATGAGCCAGAACGCGGAACACTGGAAGACGCTATTCGTGATGCCCTGCAAACGCAGGTCGTAGACGATGAAGACGAGCCAGAAGTTGCAGAGGTTGCAGAAGAAGCCGAATCGTCATCGGAGGCTGAAGCGGTAGAAGAAGAGACTACTGAACAGCTTGATAGTGACCAACAGCTTTTAAGGGCTTTAGAAGACCTTAAATCGTCTGACGTTCCTCTTGGAAAGATTGACCGTTTTCGGGAAGTCATAGAAGAGAAGAACGGCTACAAGCAACGGGCTGAAAGCCTAATGCAAGTAGAAGAGCATTTCAGAACGCTGCAGAACTCCGCGCGTGCCAGTGGCATGAACGAAGATCAGATAGCGCAGTATTTTGAGTTGCCCATGCTAATGCAGAACGATCCCGCGAAAGCTTACGAGCTTATTCAAGGGTTCCAATCTGATATGGCTACCCGTTACGGCATGACTGTGCCGGACGATCTTCAGCAGAAGGTTGATGACGGGTACATAGATGAGGAGTCAGCCCAGCGTCTAGCACGGGCAGAAGCCGAGTCTCGCATGACGCAGCAGGCAATGCAGGCGAAGCAAGAGGAAGCAGAAGAGACAGCTCGCATGGCGACTGCTCAAGCTGTATCCAGTGCTGTTACAAGCTACGAGCAACAGTTAGCCAATTCCGACCCCGATTATCAGTCAAAACAGAAATGGCTGTATGAGAAGTTGCAGGTTAGGAAACTAGCCAGTGGGTTGCCAGCTTCACCCGAGCAAGCGATTGAATGGGTGAACGAGGCATACGGAGAGATAAACGAGACATTCAAGGCAATGGCTCCACCTCCCCAGCCCAAGCGAACTCTCAGCAGTCGAGGG